ACTCGCGGCCTCGGACTACGGAGACGGCTGGTTCGACGCCGCCGAACGGGTGCGGCGAGTTCGAACGAACATCTGGATGGAGACGATCCGGGCAATCGAGGCTGCCGGGCTGGCGGTCGTGGAAATGGAGGAAGGACGATGAGGACGACCCTGAGCTCAATCCGCGCGCACAGCCCCTGCTGCGACGGCTGGGAGAAACTGTTGCGGCACCTGGATAAGACGCAGCCCGACGATGAACCGCTGCTGATCGAGACGATACTCGATGCCAACGGTATCGACGACGCGCTCTGGTGTCTGCGCGCTGTCGAGGTCCGAGACCGAGATTTGAGGCTCTACGCCGTCTGGTGCGCGCGTCGAATTGAGCATCTTATGTCCGATCCGCGAAGCGTCGCAGTCCTCGATGTAGCTGAGCGATATGCGCGCGGACGCGCCACAGACGATGAGCTAAAGGATGCGCGGGCGGCGGCGGCGTGGGCGGCGGTGGGGGCGGTTGGGGCAAGGGCGGCGGCGAGGGCGGCGGTGGGGGCGATTGGGGCGAGGGCGGCGGCGAGAGCGCCGGTGTGGGCGGCGGTGGGGGCGGCGTGGGCGGCGTGGGCGGCAGCGACGGCGGCAGCGACGGCGGCGGGGAAAAAAGAGAAAGCCGCGCAAGCCAAGGAACTACGACGTATCTGCCGCGAGATCGAGGCGGGCAGAGATCCATATCCAGGGGGGGATGGACGATGAGCGACAAAATCGCAGAGATCCGCGCGCGACATGAGCGAGACATCCGCTGGGGTGACATGTGGGAGCAGCACCGCGACCGGGGTTATCTGCTGGCCGAGGCCGAGCGGCTGCGGGAGACGCTGCGTTGGTACGCGGACCAGCGTAACCACTTCCCTGTCGAGCATCGCAGGCGCGGCGATCCTGACCCTGCTGTGGTCTTCGTCGATGAGCCGGCGATTATGACCGACTGCGGCAGGCGGGCGCGCGAAGCGCTGGAGGGAAATCCATGACCCGCCGCAAGACAGACGGATACCGCCTCGCCAGCAAGTGGTCCGGTGAAGGCATACTCAAGGGATGGTACTTGGACGCCGCCAGCAAAGAGATCGACCGCCTCATCCGCCGCCGCATGGGCGAGGCGTGGGATGAGGGCAACGTCAGCCCCGGCTATCTGAAGGACAACCCATACCGAAAGAGGAGGAAGAAGTGACGATGAGCACGGAATATGAAGGCGACAGCATCAAAACGCCGCACGGAACGTTCTATTGGAGCGATACGCTTCTTTGTTACTGCAATTCCATCAGGGTGAGGAGCGCGACGCATGTTGAGATATTCATCAGCGAGCTGTCCTGCACCGACATGCGCGGCGCAATCGCCGCCGCAAAAGCGTTGATGCCAACGGTCACGCAAATCGACACGATTGCAATCAGCCTAGATGCAATGCATCGGGATACGCAGTATCGCGTCGTCGACGGGCAATGGAGGACTGCACTCTTTCGCCTTCCACCGCCAAAAATAACGCATGTTCAAAAGAGTGCTCAGAAATGAGCAGGGCGTGCGTCGAAGCGATAGCGGTAGCAGCTTACTTGGCGATGTGGGTGTGCGCGTTCTGGGAGGCGCTGTCGTGACGCTGTTCACCGCCAGCGGCAGCCTGCCGCGCCACCAGTACGTCTCGGTCAACGGCGCATTCCTCGGCTACGACGCCGACGAATGGCTGCAGGCGGTCTGGTTCGGTTTGCATAGTCATCCTGGCCGCGCATGGGGCTGCACGGTGCTGCTGGAATGCGGCGCGGTCTACCGAGACCTGCCGCCGCATGCCTTGGCGTTCTGCGATGACCCGCCGCCATGGACGATCAAGGACGCGCAGACTTGGGATTGCTACGGCTCGCAGTTCTCGCTGCACGTCTACGACTACCTCGACGGACTCGACGCGATCGTGCGGGCGGCTGATGACGAGCTGGCCGCGGATTACCTGTTCACCGCCATTCCGGTGGGCGACGCCTATACGCACGCGCCGGCGCAGGCCAAGGAGTTCATGTTCATGCGGACGCAGCACGGGCGCCTGACGATCCAGCCTACCAACCGGGTGCTGTTCCGCGACGCCTCGTTCACGACCAAGCTGGAGTGGCGCAAGCTGCGCCGGTCGGAAACGGTCTATTCCTGCGAAGGGTGACGCGCCAGCGACGACGCCTCCTTACGCACGTTCTCGACGCGAGCCCACCAGCCCTTGCCAAAGGTCGGCCAGGTTGGCAGCGATCGGAGGAACGCGAGGCGCAGGTTGCAGATCTCGCCGATGACCGTCAGGGCGTCTGCGTCAGACACCGCAGCCAGAGTTTTCGGCCCAATTGACCCATCCGCAGCGATGCCGACGGCCTCCTGCAATGTCTTCGCCGCCCGGCCCGGGCCGCTGTTTACCGCGTAGTCCATCACCGCCAGATCGATGCCGGCCGGCAGGTTGTCGCCGCGGATCTTGTCCCAGTACCGCTTGCGATAGAGCGGCTCCACCATTGCAGGTGTCAGCGCGCGCATGGCGGCCTCGTCGACTGGGTGGCCGACCCACTCTTCCCAGACACGTTGCGTGACGCCCAGGTTGGTGCGGCCGCCGGGGTCGCTTGGATGGTTGACGTATCCGCCCTCGTGCTTGAGGAGCGAGGCAAAGGCCTGCGGCCACGTTGCCGCGGTCACTGCTTGCCCCCGGCCAGCAGCTGCGTCTTCTGCTGCGACGAGCTTGACGAGCCGAAATAGTACGCCACGACCTGTTCGCATTTGGCGCTGACGAACCCGATCAGCGTGCCGACAGTAGTAGCCATCAACGGGTCCTTCATCCCATCGACGTACCCGAGCAACACGAGGAACACCGTCGCCATGAACCCGGCGACCACGACGAAAGCCAGCACGCGCGGCATCCAGTCTCGCACCTGCGCTTCGCGCCGCCTGGCGCTGTCGCGGTCCGACGCGGCGATCTTCTCAAGGTCGATGTCGAGTTCCCGCATGCGTACGGCGAAGTCTTGGTCAGCCTGCTTGAGCGCCAAAAGCTGGTCGGGCGTTGCCGCCGCCATCGCCTTCGATACGTCCTTCTCGCTGCTTTCCGCCGGCAGCCCGAGCGCGTCGGCGACGACCTTCATCGCCATGCCGCCAAGCGGTCCGCCGATGGCGGTCGCGATGGTCGGCGCAACCGCACCAACGATCTTGAGCAGGTCCATCACTTCTTCTCCAGTAGCGCGATGCGCTTGTCGAGTTCTGCTCGAAGCGCGCTTATTTCGTAGCGAATTGCAGCCCTTGCAGCCGCAGCGTCTGCAGCCATGTCGAGGCGGGATTTGTCGATCGCCGCCATGCTGCGCTCACGGTCTAGTGTCATGGCGGCGCGCGACAGCGCAGCGTCACGTTCGACGCGGTCGATCTTGTCGTTCAGATTCTCGCGGATCTGCGCCATATCGATGGTTGTGCCCTGCGGCGGGATGGCCTTGTTCTCGGCGTTCACCACCACCGCAATCTTGCCCTTTAGGACGATGATCTCGTTGTGCGCGCTGCTCAACGAGGTCATGAGGTAAACGACGCAAGAGAACAAAATAGGCACGGCCGCAAACACGACCTTCTCGACAAGCGCGCTTTTAGAGGCGGATGCAGCCATCGCTTCGCTCATCGCAGCTTGCTTTTCCTCTTGCGTCGGCATCGTCAACCTTTCTTGTTCCAAAGATCAAACAGAGCCTTGACCTTCTCCTCGATCACGAGGACGCGCTGGTCTAGCTTCGCTAGCACGATCACGAGCGTGATAAAGCCGATCGCAAGCGGCCACAGCTTAAGGACAGCTTCCAGCGCTTCCATCGATCACGCGGCGGGCTTTCGGAAGCGGCTGATGATGTGCTGAACGGTTTTCGTCTCGTAGATGCGGATGCCGGTCCAGATGATCGTGAAGATCGCCGCGAGCGAAGGGAGCCATCCAGCCACGGTAGCAACCGCAGTGCCAAACGATGCCGCGTCGATTGCGTGCTTTGTGGATTCGTTCACGGCGCAACCTCCTGCTTGGGCGGACGCAGGGCCGATATCTGGGCCTCGATGCCTTCAAGCCACGCCTTGCCTTCCGGCGTGAGCACAGCTTCGCGCAGTCGGCGGGGCGTAATCAGCGCCTCCAGGTTTCGAATCTCGTCGAACACCGTCGGGACATACGGCGTCACCGGCGGCTCCGGCTCCGGCAGCTCGACCGCGCCGAACGCCATGCGCTCGTCGTGGTTCATGGAGCGCAGCCAGTTGGACGGATACCGCACGTCCCCCATCTCAAACTCTTGGTCGATGCGGACGGTCTGGCCGTCAGGGAGCGAATACCTCATGGGTTCACCTGCGAGTTATTTGGTTTCTTGTTCTGCACGAAACGGTTGCCGGCAGTCGAGGTCCAATTATTGGTCCCGCTCGTGTTGTACGAGGCCGACGAGGTTCGCAGCTTGAAGCCGCCGGCGGTCTTGTCGGCGTCCGTCCCGAACGTGACGGCATTGCCGTTGATCGTCAGCGTGGCGGGGTTGCCATTGGCCCAGATGAACGGACCATCCGCAGCCGCGTTGCCGGTGAAGCTGCCGCTGGTGGACACCGCAGTCGAGGTGATGTTCTGCGTGTTCAGCGCCTTGAAGCCGCTGGGCGGCGTGTAGGAGAAGGGGCGTTGGCCGAAGTTGAAATCGCAGATGCCGCCGTTCTCAAAAGCTGCCACGAACCGATACGGCCCCGTCAGTCCTGTGAAGGCAGCGTTTGTACCGGCAACAGGATCACCGCTGTTCTGTACGGTTCCGTTCTTGCTGAAATATAGCTTCCCGTTGTCGGCATCTAGAATGATCCCGATGATGTCTCCCGCCGTCCAAGAGTTTCCATATAGCGAGTACGAAGCGTTGTTCACTTTCCGCCCATCTGGATCGTAGCCGTAGGTGAAGCTGTCCTGCCCGAGATATCGGTTCGCAGCAGCATTTGCCGTGCCGGTGATAAGCCCCAACGAAAGGTTCGCAACGTCCGCGCCTGCGGTCATCTCGCAGTACCACTTGCCGCTCGACATCTGTATCGAGCAGTAAGCCTGCGCGAACGACGCACCGCTTCGCGTGACCTGCATATTGGCCCATTGAAATGTCGCAGCCGTGCCGCTGAGATCCAGCGGGTTCATTACCGCATAGTTCAACGTCGGCGTGTCGGTCATCTGGTCGAACGTCACGCCGCTCGTCACCGAGATGCCGCTGGTCGTGAAATTGTTGGCGTTGCCGCTGCTGTCGTTGCCGATGGTCGTGGTGGTCGTGTCGTCGGCGAACGTCAAATAGAAGCCGTTTGCGCCGTAGGTGCCAGAGTATTTCTTTGGCACCCACACGCCGGTCGTTGCGTCGGTCTGGCCGAAGCTGCTGGGCGTCAGGGCTTGGCCGTCGATGAAGTTCACCTCAGAAATGTAGCCGTCTGAGAAATTTGTCGTGTTGGCCGCGCCGATTTGGTGCGCGATCGCGGTGTTGAAGACAGCCGCTGCCGTTGTTCCAGTCGCCACCGATGAGCCGTTGACGTAGATCGTTTGCGCGCTGCCGTTCTGCTGGTAGACAACGTGCATCCAGGCCGTGGGGTCGCGAAAGACGGCGGTCGAGGTGCAGGCCGTGACGCCATTGAGCGTCAGCGTAAGCTGGTCTGACGAATTGAAGCCGAAGTTCGTCGTCGTGCTTGCGCCAAGCAAATAGCGCGTCGAAGCAAGCAGTCCGCGCTTCACCCACGCAGAGAACGTCCAGATTGACGAGCTCGTGGGGCTGCCGAAGGTACGGCTCAAATAGGCGCTGTTGCTCGCGCGAAACCGCAGCGAGTAGGGGATGGTATATGCGCTGGAAGAAAGCAGCAGAGCGTTCGCGGAGCCGGGGACAATCATGGCGTCACTTCACGTCGTTGAGCATCGCCGCGGTGATGCGGCTGGCGCTTTCGACATAGTAGACCAGCACGTCGACGGCGCCCGCGGTGGTGGTCAGGACAGGCACAGTGCCGCCGGCGAACTTCCAGTTCGTGCCGTAGGCCAGCGTGCGGCCGCCTGTGCCGTCCTGGGTGATCACGATCGCGCCGGACTGGCCTGCGGTCTGGTTAGATGGGTTCGCCAGGGTGCGTGCGCCGCCGATCGTCAGAGAGAAGTTGTTGGCGACCGCGAAGTCCGCGGTGATGGTGGCCGCATCGGTCAGGACAGACACCGCGCCGCGATTGCCTGCCGTGAAGGAATTGACGTCGGCGAGCCCCGGGACGGCGAGCGCGCTACGAGCTGCCGAAGCGGTGGTGCTTCCAGTGCCGCCGTTGGCGATCGCGACCACGCCGATCGGCGAGCCGCTGAAGCGCTGGTACCACTCGCACCGCCAGTTGCCGGAACCCAGCGAGACGAAGCCGGCCGTGTCGCCCGCTGCGGTGGTGATCGAGGCGCCGCCCGGCAGGATGAGCGAGGTCGCGTTGTAGGTCAGCGTCAGGATGCCGTCGAACTTGAGCACCCGGTAGATGCCCGCCGTGACGGTGTCGAACGCGGTGATTGTTGTGGTGCCAGAGACCGCGAGGTATTCGGCATTCGCCGCGCCGATGTTCGTCGTCGAGGCCGATGCGATGGTCGAGCTGGTCTGGATTGAGCGCGTGATGGACAGGAGCTGGAACTGCGTGCCGTCGTAGACCACCAGCACGATCGCGCCGTTGATGATGTCGCCAGCCGCCAGCGCAGCCGTGCCGCGGGTGATGTTCTTGGCGCCCAGAGCGTCGATGTTGAGCGTGGTGGCGCCGGTGTTGGTGCCCGCGGCCACGAACCAGAACATCTGGCCGGTCGCGTAGCTGGTCAGGACGGGATTGGCCGATGCCGCGATGGTATCGATGCCTGTGACGCCCAGCAGCGAGACGACCCCGCCCTGGACCTGCGAGAGCCTGGCGCTGTCGGCTGCTGCCGTGCCCGCCGCGAGGCCCGTGAGCTTGTTGCCGCCCATGGGGATGTTCCCGGTGACGGTCGTCTGGCCGTCCTTCGTGATGCAGGTCGAGAGGCCGGTGGCGAGGTCGGCGGTGAGCGCGTTGAACGCGGTGGCCGTGATGACCGTGCCCGCGACGACCGGCTGGCCTGCGGTGTTGATCTGGAAGGTGCCGGAGCCGTTGAAGCTCATGGGGAGACCCCTTGCTGCGAGAGGATGCTTGCGAGAGCGGCGCGACGCGCGTCAGCGGAAAGCGGCGACGGGCCGGCAAACCGCTGGTTTATGAGGTACGCGCGACCGGGATCGGACTGGATGGCGCGCTGCAGGGCGTAGGGGAATGCCGCTCCTGCGGCAAGACCCGCGACGGGGCCTGCAAACGATCCGACCATGCTTCCCGTGGTCATGGCTGGCGCGGACAGGGTCAGGAGGTTGGCGACGTTGAGGCGCGACGCGGTGCCGCTGTCTGGGATCTTGTCGGCAATGAAACCCGCAAGGCGGGCGATGTCGTTCAGATCGCCGCGTCCGCGACCGAAGCCGGCGGTGTCCTGCGCGCGCACCGCGCTTTTCAGCGCGCCCGCAGTCAGGTTGCCGGTCTGCATGCCGGCGCCTGCGGCGCTTCGTGCGGCCTGATCGATCGCGAGCAGGTTGCGGTATTCCCGGCGCGTCTGCTGCCAGTCGCGCCTGAGGTCAGTTCCTAGCTGGCGTGCGATCGCATCGTCCAGAGCGGTCGCCATCTGGTTGATCGCCCGATTGACCTCCGGCACGCCTGCATAGTCGCGCGCGGCCCGCCGTAGATCGCTGGAGATGGCCTGAAACTCTTGGCCCGGGACATTCCTGCCCGCCATGGCAGCTAGATCCTGCAGGCGCGACACCACCACTGGCCGCACGTCCGTCGGCAGGCGCTGAGCGTAGGTCCGGGCGATGCCGCCGAGGTCCACAGCGAATTGACGGTCGAGATTGACCTGCGGTGTCTGCGCGATCAGATCATCGAACTGCCTGCCGATCCGAGTGAACGCGCGATCGAGCGTTTCGGGGCTGACGTCCGTCGCCACCTCGCCCGCGCGCCGCATCGCCGCGGCATTCAGCTGCTCGCGCATTCGCTGCTGCTGCTGTTGCGCCAAACCGGACGACCCCGGGATCTGCGCCAGACCGGACTCGATGCGCTGCATCATGTTGCTGCCGGTGGCCGCGCCGATCGGCACCTCCACGCCCTCGGCCTGAGCCACCTGCATCAACCTGCGTTCTTCCGCGGTGAGGCGCGACGGGAGAGGGGTGTAAGCGCGACGAGCGGCACCGAGGGCTGCCGATGGCGCCACCGATCCGGCGACGCCGCCCAGGATGCCGGCAGCGGCCTTGGCTGCCGGGCTGGCCTGCTCTCCCACGGCCTCTTGCGCCAACTGCGCCCCGGCGCCGCCCGTGGCGCCCGTGAGGGCCTGCTGGGCAGGTGCGGCCTGCAGCACGTTGGCAAGGCGCTGGGCGGCCGGGGCCGCAATCTGCCGCGCCGCGCCACCTAATCCCGCACCAGCAGGAACGCCAGCCGCGCCCGAGATCGCCGCGCCCATGATCCGCTCGCCCGCGTCCCGAGGCTCGGGAAGGCCGATGGCCGTCGCCGCCTGCGACACGAGCTCGGCTGCCGGCTTGGCCCGCATGAAGCCGAGGCCGGGGATGTTGGACAGGAGGTTCTGCGGGATCGCCGCCACGTCATAGGCGAGCCCAGGAAGCCCTAGGAGGCCCTGTGCGGCCGCGCGGGTGCCAAGGCCCAGCTGCTCGGCCGTCGTGCGCGGTGGGGCAGCCTGCGGGGCCTGTGGGGCCTCCTGCGGGCCGGGGGCGGGTTGAGCGAACTGCAAAAACGGATTTGCCCCTTCCTGCGGCGCTGGTTGGGCGGGCGCGGCGGGCTGGACGTACTGCAGGAACGGGTTCGGCTCGGCCACCGCTACCTCCCCAGAACGCGCGCTGCCGCACCAGCGCCGAACGCCGCGTCAAACTGCTCGCGCGTCCCTCGTCCCGCGCGCAGGGCGTCGATCGCGGCCTGCGGTATGTTCGTTGCCGGGGCGCCAGGAGCCGCCGGTGCGGCGGGTGCGGCGGGCGCGGCGGGCTGGGCAGCCGGTCGCGCACCGCTAGGCTGGCGATATTCGCGGGTGCGTATGGTGTCCGCTCGGCTGATGCTCGACTTCTCGCGCTCCTCGGCCATCTTGATCGCGCGGTCGAGTAGCGAATTGCGGACGCTGCGCTCCTCGTAGGACGATGCCTGCAACTTGGCGAGGACTTCGCGCTCGGCGTTGGTCGGGTTGCCGCCGAAGGTGTCGCGCAGCTTCCTGAGAACCTCCTGCCCGACGATGTTGTTGAACTCCTCGGTCGCCTTTGCGCTCTCCGACGGCGAGATGCCCACCATAGATGCACCTTGCCTCTCAACATAGGAGAGAGCCGTGCCAGCCCTGCCGCCGCCGAACTTCTCGCTGAGTGCGCGAGCCTCGCGCAGCGCCGAAATCGAGTCTTTGGCGGCGCTCTCCTGCCCGAGGGCGTCGAACAGCTCCTTCTGTTCCGGCGGGGTCAGCTGCGCGGCGCGGCGTTCGCGCTCTGCGCGCTGATCCTCAAGGCGAGCCGTTCCAAGCTCTCGCTGCAGGGCTAGCGCATCCTGACGTTGCCCGGCGGCCATGCCTGCGATCATGCGCGTGTTTTCCTGCTGTGCGGCAGCCAGTTCGCGCCGCATTTCGCGGTTCAGCTCGGCCTCCTCGGCCCGCGCTGCGCGCGTCCTTGCGGACTCCGCGCGACGCTCGCCAAGCTGGTATTCCGCGCCGCCGATGATGCCCGCGCGCTGTCCGAACTCGCCACCGAGCGCGCGCATCGACAGGGCCTGTCGCTCCTCGGGCGTCTTCGCGCCCTGCAGCGCCGCAGCGAACTCCTGGCCCTTCTTCACGTCGCCCTCGCGCAGTTCGCGCTGCTCGCGAGCTCCCTCTGCGCTCAAGTAGGCGCCGCCGAGGCCGGCCAGCACCTTGGCAAGCGAAGCGGTGACAGGGATCGGCGCTTGTATGCCCTGATACGAAAACGGCTCGGTCGGCTGGAATGCCTGCTGCTGGAGCGCCTCGGCGTATTTCTGCCGACGCGCGATGTCCTGCTTCTGGGCCTCGTAGGGGTCCGGCAGGTTAAAGGAGACGGCCATGTCTGCGTTCTCCTAGATCAGCGGCGCATGAAATACAGGCCGCCAAGACCGGCGGCGCTTCCGAGCAGCTGGCCGAGGCCGGCAGTCTGCGCGTTCAGCCCAGCCTGCTGAATGCCGTACTGCTGCATCGCATTCTGCCCCGCCGCCTGCGCCGCGCCGAAGATCGGGGCGGGCGCGACCTGCTGGCCCTGATACGCGCCGAACTGCGGCATCTGGATCTGCGAGCCGCCCATCAGGCCGATGATCTCGTTCAGCGGGACCGACCGCAGCGCCAGCTCGCGCTGCAGCGCCTGCGCGCGCGCTTGGTTCTCGAAACCCATCGCCGCCTGCTGCTCCGACGCCGCCTGCGCGCGAGCCTGCGTGTCAAGGCCGATGCCCTGCAGCGCCGCCTGCGAGCGCAGGTCGTTCTCCTGCTGCTGCTGCTCGCGGATGGCGGCGTTGTACGCCTCGCCGCCGCGCGAGAGCCCCTGGTTGGCAAGCTGCGTCTCTAGCTGCGCGCGCGACCGCTGGATCTGGGGCTCCAGCCTCGCCATGATCGCTTCCTGCGCGGTCGTCCCGGCGTTGACCGGGGCGCGCGGCAGCCCCGACAGGTCAAACACGGTGTTGAGCTCTCCCGTGCCGGTCTGGAACGGGGTCGAAAGCGTCCGCTCCGCGGTCTGGACGCCTTGCAGTCCTAGCTCAGCGAGGCGGCGGTCCACTTGCTGCTGCGCCTGCAGCGTCGCCTGCGCCTCGGGCGTCAGGGTCTGCGTGACGGTCGGGATGTCGCCCTGATAGGTCACCGTCTGGCTGCCGAGCGGGCCGTAGATGTTGGGGTTCGACAGCATGGCCGAGGCGCGCGCGGCCTCGACGTTCGCCGCGCCCTGCGCCTTGGCGGCGCCGGCATAGTCAGGGGCCGGAGGTGCGGACGCTTTCTTGCCCATGGCTGTCTCCAAGGAAGCGGCAGGTCTCCCGCCGCATGGTGTAGATGATCAGGTCGCCGCCCGGCGCGGCATCACGCAGGCAGGCCTCCTCGACAAAACCGAGGCGACGCAAAAGTCGGATGCTGCGGATGTGGTCCGCGGAGGTCGTCGCGACAATCTTGCGCGCGCCCAACTGGCGAAACGGATAGTCGAAGATCGCCAACAGAAAGCCGCGCGTCAATGGCCTGTCGGCCGCAATCTGGCCTTCGACCGATGCGCCGTTCCAATCGCGGTAAGACGCGCCCGAGGTCAGGCGCCCATCGCGCTCCCAGCCGATCGCCGACATGCAGACCGGGTCGAAGAACCCGCCGATGCGGTCCATGACCCAATGGCCGACATCCGGGCCGGCGACGATCATATGCCGTTCCAGCCCGGCATGAAGACGACGTCGGTTGCGGCCCATTCCAGCGACAGGCCCTTCGACGCCGAGCGGAAGTTGACCGACCCGCAGTAGCCGACGCCCGTGACACCCTGCCAGTTCACCGAAATGTTCTGCCCGGCGCCCCACGTTCCGTTGTCCCAGAGCGACGTATCCCAAACCGCGCTGGTTTGCGGCAGATAGGCCAGCGGCGCCGAGGTGTCGTTGACCTGGAAGTCGATGTTCATGCCGACAAAGACTGCCGGCTGGCCATCTGCGAACAGGTTCGGCCTCGCGCGGGTGAAGATCTTCTTCTGGCCGCGCGACCCGAAGTAGTTGAACGCCTGCAGCGCGCCTGCCGAGATGGCGGCGCCGTCATCCGAATGGTCGTCGGTCCATGCCTTGGCGACGTAGTCCGTGCCGCCGAAGAACAGATCCTGCTTGTGCAAGCAGAACGTGTTGGCGTTCCAGCCAGTGAAGTTGCACCAGCTCTGGACGATGGTGTTCATCACGTACTGCTGCTGCGACCCAACGCCGACCGGAATGTTGACGATCACGGCGTTGAACTTGGGCGCCACGCAGATTTCCCATCCGAACGAGCCGGAATAGGCGGCCGTTGCAGCTGCGAAGGCGCCCTGGATCTTGTTGGTCAGCGCGACACTCTCGGGCGCCACGCGCGCGCTCTGTAGCGCCTGCGAGAGCGGGAACAGGCCATCGAAGGCGATGTATGCCAGATCGCCGGCGAACTTCGCCAAGCACCGCTTGCCCATCGGCGAGCCCATCGCCCAGACGCCGACCAGCGACCACGTCGAGATGTTCGACGGGTCGGTGCCGCGGTAGATGATGATTTCGCCCTGCGTCGTCACGAACACGAGGTTGTCGTCGAGGCCGAAGCCGGCGTCGATAGTCCAGACGCCGATCGCGAGCAGGTATCCGCCCTTGCGCGCCACCGATGACAAGTCAAGCACCTGCGCAGCGCCGCCCACCGACTGGGTTGGCAGGTACCATGCCTTCAGCGTGTTGCGCTGGATGAACCACAACCGGTTCTTGAATAGGCAGACGTTGTCTAGTTCGCTCGTCGTGACGCCGGTGATCGCGGGCGTCGAAGCTCCGGTGATGGCCGTCCAGGTCGAGCCATCGTAGAGTAGCGGGTTGTTGCCGCCGCTGACCGCGTACAGGAAGTTGCCACCTGGCGTCGCGACGTTGGTGCTTTCCCATCGACTGTTGGTCAAGCCGCTAACCACCGCAGCGCCTACCGCGCCGGCGCTGGTGACGTTGTAGATCGAGTTGCTGGAGATCGCGAACAGCGACTGCGTCGTTGCGCCGTTGTACGGCATCAGCGTCTCGACCTGACCCGGCAGGCCGGTCGCGTGCTTCTGGTAACCGCCACGCAAGACGACGTTGGTGGCGGTCGGGAAGTAGTTGGTCAGCGTCACCGCATCGGTGGGCTTCATGTTCGCAAGGCTGTCGCGCGCATTCCACCCGCCGATCGGAGACGGGATCGACGCGACGCGCGCGCTGGCTTGCTTTGCGGCACGCAAGACTGGGGCGGGCCGGACCATCTCAGGTCGACCCGTAACCGCTGTCCGGGATGTTGTCGTAGCCGATCAGCACCGTGCCCGGGCGCGGCGCGAAGGACAGGTTGGCGGCCGACATGTCCTGCGCCATCGCCGTCTCCAGCTCGCGCAGGAAGTCGCGATAGAGCGCCGTGGTATCGAAGCCCTTGGCCTCGAAATACTTCAGCTTCGTCATGAGGACCATGACGCGGTCCGGGTAGATGCAGGTGTCGTCGTCAGCGGTAAAGCTGTTCTTGATCGCGCCCGAGGACGACAGCGCCCAGCCCTTCGACCTGTACTCAAAGCCGAGGTATTCGGCGGTCGTGGTGGCCGGCCAGATCTGGAAGTACGCGCCGTAGAGGCGCCAGCGGATGCGCGGGCCAGTCGAGATGTAGCCCGACAGCAGCCATTCCCACTGCTGCGGGCTCTCTGGGCCAAGCATCTCCCATCGCTTTGACTTGTCCCACTGCGTGCGCGGGACTAGCGCGTCGTAGTCGGCCGGCAGCGAATACTTGGTCTTGGCGAAGGTGATGCTTGCCGCGGTGCCCGGGCCGCCCGGGTTCTGGTTCAGCGTCACCTGCGTGCCGCTGTCGACGGTCTCGATGAACGTGTCCTGGTTGATGCCCGTGCCGACGGCCATGTAGGTCGAGTCGAGGCCCGTGGTGTCGGGGATGCCGGTCACCTGCGGCGACGAGGTCGTCCATGTGCCGGTCGTCGTCAGGTATTGGACGGTGAAGCGGTGCGGCCGGGTCAGCTCGCGCCAGTCGTGACGCTTGAGCAGCTCGTAGCCGCTCGCGTTCATCAGCGCCAACGTCTGGATGACGTCCTGCGAGTTGTTCCCGGCCACGGTAGACGGCGAGACGAGGCCCAGCTCGTTGCAGACCTGCTGGACAAGCTGAACCATCGTCGAGCCCATGTCAGGCGCTCCTGTCCATCGGCGGACGCCCGCGACGCGGTGCCTCGCCCTTGGCTTCGATCAGCTGCGCGACCTGAGCCTGCAGCGCCGCGAGCTGCGCCTTGGCCTCGGCCAGCTCCGCATTCGCGGTGCTTTCGCTCTTCATCCGCAGGAACGCCTGCGCCTTGAGCCGAAGGCCGACGCCACCCATGCCGACCCGCATCACCTGCGCGTCGCTGGCCGTGGCCACCTGCTCCACGGTGCGGAACTTGAGGATCTGCAGCTCCGCGACCTGCCCGTCGGTGATGTCGCCGGGCGCGGCGTGGTGCCAGTCCTCCAGCTTCGTGCCGGGGATGTCGCCGTTCTCGTTCTGCATCTGGAAGTGAAGCCACTGGCGCGGAAACCGCTCCTTGTGGTCATCGCGCACCGGCTGGTCGATGATGTTCGTCGTGTCGCCGGGCACCATGATGCGGATGAACGGACGCCCCATCTCCTTGTGGGTATAGAACTCCACATGGAGCTTGGCGTCCGCGTTCGCGTCGTCGCTGTCGAGCGGCATGATCAGGCGCCCGCGATGCTGATCCAGGTCGTCGCGGACGTCGCGATGAACAGGACGCGCGTGGTGGCGGTGACGCTGAGCGAGGAGGCGCCGGCGTTGATGGTCGAGCCGTTGGCCGGGTAGACGGTCAGCGTGCTGGCGCCCGCGTTGTAGACACAGACGACCGCGCCGGCTTCCGTCGGCGGCAACTTGACGCCCGTCGAGGCCGCGGTCGTGCCGACGGTGTTCCAGACGGCGGAGAGCTGCAGCGCGTCGGAGGCGGACGAGCCCGTGGCCGTCAGGCCGGTCGCGCCGTCGCCGCAGATGGAGGTCGTGGCGAGGCCCGAATTGCCCGAGGCCAGCACGCGAGAGGGGATCGGCATAGTCAGTTCCTTTCCTTGCCCATGAGGGCGGCAACGGTCGGGAGAAGCCCCGTCCCGTGAACATACAACTCCGCATCGCCTTCGCACAATTGACGCGCGGCCGTCTGGTACTCCACCGCCTGCCGAACCATCCATGGCGCAGCGATGAAGCGCCTGTCGCCGACCCGGTATTCCTGCCGATCGTCGTCATCGTTCAGCGCCTGGGCGTAGGCATGGCCGTCGCCGGCCTCGGAGTAGCTGCTATCGAACCCGAACAGGTGGATCTTGCGGTGCCCGAGCGCGTAGGCGATCGACAGGGCCTGCAGGCCGACCGTCGTGCCGCCGCCGATCAGGACCGCCTCGCGGCGGCCGATCCACTCGTCGATTTCGGGGTAGGCCGGGTGCCAGAGCGTCTGCGGATGCCCGGCAATGGCCGCAAACAGCAGCGGGTGGCACTGGCTGGCGATCAGGTAGTGCTGAGCCTTGGGACCATCGACAAAGGCGACGTTCTCGGGCCGGGCGTCCAGCAGGACGTGGAAATTGGCCGTCACGCCAGCCGAGTGCAGCAGCCGCACCGTGCCGTTCGTGGCGTAGACCTCTGCCCCGCCGTCGCGCAGAGCGCGGATCATCGGCAGCAGGGGCCGCATCGACGGGCCGCCGCCGACCACGATGGC